AGTGTGTCTAGTTCGTGCAGTTTCATCGCGGTTGAATCCTCGTATCTGATAGTATTTAGCCAAACTAACACATTTGGTTAGTCGATTTTCTACGGCTCTTAAACCGTCTTTTTTGGTGGTAATCTTTAATTGTGTTACTTCTCTGCGGTCAGGATCCGTAATGCGTTTTAACAAAGTTTCGCGGGCATACACATCGTTTGAAATTCTGATGTATTCCTGATCTAAATCTTGTATAGCATAAGATAAGTTGGTGTCTTGACGCTTGTCTGCAATGCACCAACTGAGTGCCACGGGCAAACTGGAAAAGTTTTTATCTGTATAACTTTTTCTAGCAACTCTATAAGTTTTATCCCGTGTGCGGTCAATTACATATTGATCAAACACATGGTATTGATTGTCGTGTTCCAGAATCATCTTAGATTTAAGTTGAGCTAAATCAGGTTCAATAATCTGTTCTAAACGTTGTAGGATCCAGTCTTGTTTTTTCATTTAATTACGTAATGTGTTATGAACCAGCCTATTACACCGCCTAGTGCAATAATGATGCCCACGCCCCAGCTAATTATCTGATCGTTACGTTTGTTTACTACTGCTTGTACCATAATTTTTATGTCCGAGATCATTTTGTTATTTTCAATTGATCTGGCTTCGAGAGAATCTAGTTTTTCTTCAAGATAGCGATACCGTTCTGCACACAATTCAACATGTGCTTCCAAACTCTTTTTTTCAATATCAGTTGTATCGACCATGCCAGAATCCTAAGATATATTATTTATTGTCGATTTGATCTATTAGTTCAAACCAAATATTAGCGTCAGGCCCGGTGCTGATAATAGTTGAAGCTACGCCTGTAATTTCGTCTAGTCCTAATATCATAGGAACACCTACACAGTCGTTTAGTAAATATCCTACTGGGTCACCGTCTCGAAAAATTGATGCTGGATCTACTACATCAAATTCAAAATACCAAGTCTTGATAGACTCAACTAACACCGGTCTTGTGATATTTTCTGGAAGAGTTCTCAGAGAAATAATTTGATTAACTGTTTCCCAATTACATTGCTGATTTCTAGCTCTGTTCCATTCAGCATCCGAAGTTATTTCGTGACCAGTACTGTCCTTAAATGCTATCTTGGATTTGTAGGAACGATTCTTTACCCCAGTTTCTGTTATGTCAAATAGGGTACTGCACTTTACACGTATGATCATATGGACAAACTAACTGAACTCATGTCAGCCCTGGTGATTCTACAATTTAATGCAATAACAATGCGATCCCGGGTGCCTCGATAAACAACAGCAGAATGTTGTACCCAACTTGGGAAAACAACCATCATGCCTGGTTGAGCACGAAAATCAATACTGGTATTGCGATTTGTCCAAGACATGCCAGCGTCCGCATACGCACAGTGATTGGGATTATAAAATCTATTGACTCCATTTTTGTCATTGACGTCGCCCATGTCACCTGTGTCCAGGTAGTAGATGGCAGACCAAGAACTGCCAGGATGTGCATGCATGTCGTGATAGCCGCCGTCTCTGGTAATGTGACACCAGGACTCGTGTATTTCGACGCTGACATTCATGCCTGCTGGCCAATACGGTTTGTTGGCATTTGCAGCAGCACGGAACAGACATTGTTTAGCCCAATGACTAAATGCAAGCACAGCTGGGGAGTCTGTAGATACAAAGTCAAATCCGCTTTCGTATAGGCCGCGTTTGGCATCTGGTGCTACATTACTGACATGTTTCTTTGCTTCAAGTTCGTAGCATACCCGAGCAATCTCATCTCGATACTGATCGTGGTCGTCCCACTGAAAATCATACATCAAAACAGGCCATAATGGAATTGGGTTAAGTGGTTGCATAGTATAGGTATTTAATGGTCAAAAGAAAGCCCCGAAATAAATCCGGGGCTTGGGTCTATACTAAACTGATTTTGAATTAACTTGCAGCTAGTTTGAAACCTACGTTTACAACGTCTGTACCTGTAACGTTAACACCAGTCACTGTACCATCGCTGGCTGTAATCTGGATGTTACCTAATGCACGTAAAGATGCTTGCAATGTAGCAGCAGTCCAAGCACCACTTGGGTATACAGCGTAGCTGATCTGACCAGCTGAAGTAGCTTCAACTTGGTACATAGCAATAGTAGCTGTTGTCTGAATGTTTTGGTTAAGTTGAACAACAACACCTGGTGTGAAAACACCTGATGTTACATTACCTAACTGGTTTTGCAAGTCAATGTTTTGTTGTGAACCGTTCTGAACGACAACGTTGAAGAAGTCCAGTTTTGGACCTGCCATCTGTACTAGTGCAGGTGAAGTGATAGCACCTTCTTGAGGGCCGTTGTTAATATCTAGTGCGAATACCGGTTGTGCATCGCCATTTGCTGGTGGAAAATATGCCATTTTAAAGCTCCTTTGTAAGTGGGAATGTTTCGTCCCTGCACTTATTTATACCAAATGGCAAAAATACCCAGGTACCTATCCTAATTCAGGATTGTTTTTAGCAAAGTTTGCAGCACTAAAACGCATACGGTCCACAAACTTCATACCGTTGCCTACATATCCTTCATGCCCAGGTTCGTTGTTGATGCTGGCCTGTACATCGTGTGCTTGTGCATCCAGTTGACGCACTACTTCATTTTTAAGACTGGATATTTCTAAGAACGCTTGAAATAGTGCTGCCACTGCTTGCTTGTTTTCTGTTGCCCATTCGAAAATGCGAGGTGCTTTTGTTGGTGCTTTTTCTTGCACCCACTTACCAAACCCGCCAATCAAGTTGTCATAGCTGCCGCTGCGGACACGACTGTTGATGTATGTTTTAACCAAGGCAGGGAAGTCACTAATTCTACGAGTACGCAATTCTGCAGGGTTAAACAGTTGGTCCATTGCTGCTCCGTACTGTGTTAATAGTTGAGTAGCGTCTTTGACTGTGTTGGCGTTTAATTTAATTTCGCGTGGCTCTTTGAGACTGGGATCTAATATCAACAATCCCGGACTTGGTGCTAGTGCAGCAGCACGAATAGGGGTAGGTGCAGCACCCGGTGCTGTTAACGCAGTATGAATAGCTACCGCAGCAGTACTTTGTGCAATCTTCTTGCCCAGGTCAGTATTGGCAGGCACAGTGTACTTTACTGTGTTGGGTGTAAACTCATAGTTGTTGCCAACTAATTCTGGAGTTTGACTGTACAACAAGTCACCTTGAACATAACCGCGAAAGTCTTGGGGTACTGCACGACGAAGCATAGGAAATAAACGTTGGTATAATGCAATCAGTTCTCCGCGTTCGCCGCCACGCATGTTCATAATTTGAGCAATCTGTTCCGGACTAGTAGCTAAACCGTCATATCCTTTGGCACCAAACCCAGCTTTGTCTGTTAGCACAAATTCTCCGTTGGGTTTACGTCCAAAAATAATAGCAGGTCTACCGTCCCACTTGACTGTGGTTTCGTTTGGGTTCTTTGCAGCAGCAACAATACCATCCAGTGCTTGCTTTAAACCTGCACTAGGTCGCTGATCAAATATCATGTCTTCGGGGTGCTCAATACGCACTCCTTCAACTATTACTGTCATGCCTTGATTTACAATACGATCACGCAAGCGGGCCATGAAGCTGACTTCCGTGTATTCTGTGTATAGTGCTGTATTCTCGTAAATGCCTTCGTCGAACTGTAGGCCTTCGCGTTCCATATGTGCCTTGAAGTCGGCAATTTTTGCAGTACGTTTAGGATCAGCTTCTAGAGCTTTTAGTATAGATTCCACGCTGTAAAGATCAGCCACTGTAGAGTTAGGACTCAGAAGCATTTGTGCCACCATAGAAGGATCATCAGTAATTAACTCGTTGCTGGCACGATCCATAATGCCATCATTTTGATTCAGCTTGTAGCCCATGGCTTTGGCCATTGAGTTCATCATAATGTTGCGTAAGGCCCCTTTGTATTGACTACGTGGGTCGTTGCTTAATACAAACTGTGTCCAACGTGGTTTATTGCTAAACATAAAGTCTGTTTGCACAAATCCGTTCTTGGGATTGCCATTGATAGCCGTAAAAAAATGTACCGCTGATCCTGTTTTCTTGATATAACGTGCAGGATCTACGCCTTTGCTATTGCACCATTTTGTCAATACAGCTACCAATTGATCTTTGCTCATTTCGCGAGCATCAACACTCATGTCCAAGTCACCAGAGTCTGCTTTGCGTCCAGTTGACCCTAGCCATTTAATAGGTTTGCCATCACGCTTGTCTTTATCTTTAGTGAGGTCAAGCCCGGTTATCTGTTCTAGCCACTGTGCGGTAGGCATTACATCAGCTTGATTGATACGCTGGGTAAGTGGTTTCCCAGTTGCATCTTTAAATACATTACCACCTTCATTAATCTGCATCAGTTCTTCTCACTGTTCTGGTAAATTTCTTAGCATCTTTATCGCGGATTGCGTTTAATAGTTTTCTTACTAAATTTTCAGCTTGATCTGCAGGATATGCTGATTCAATTTGTTCGATCAGACGTATAGCACTGGCTATTACGTTGGTGGCACGACTTTCAACAATATAGCGGCGATCGCGATACTCGTGTTTTTCTGTGTAAATGGCATCAAGTTCTTCCAAGATGCTACGGGTACGTTTTTGCATAGCTATAACCTTTTTATTATTTATTGTGATTTTAAAATGAGTACTAACTTAAAAAATAGATATTTTTTGCCAAATTTCTATTCTGTCAGGATCATATGCTATCCAATTTTGATTAGCTATTCGTTGTTTTAATATATTAACACGCTCTGCATCACACGTTATACTAATTGCAGGTAGCAGCACCTCAGTTACAAAATAAAAATGTACCATCGGAGTAGGTTGTATTTCTTTACTTGTTAGTCGGTTAAATCTACTATCGTTATTAAACTTTATCTGCTCTTTTGTAGAAGTAAAATAATAGTCGCACTGATTATTTTGTAGATAGTTTTCAACTAATGTCTTTTGGTTTTGTAATCTCAATTTTGCTTGCTTGTCCTGTATATAAAAGTTATGATATTCTTGTACTTTAATATTTTGCGAGTCACTACTTAACCACCAATTCTTATCGTTTGATTGATAAAAATTAAAATGATAAACAGGGTCTGATTCTCCTAAGGAAATCCAACTGCTATCTTGTACAAGTTTGTCGAACCGGAAGGCATCGGCCCACTGGAATATAACTTTTTGATGTTGTATTTCTTTTCCTAATTCTAAGAATTCGTTAATTAGAAACTCGTTTCCGGCACCGATACCGCTGATTAACACAATTTCCCGCTGAGGTAACAATGCCTGCATAATCTGTGGCCATTCTGGCCATATATGACCATGAGCAAATCCGTCACCGATGCAGAAAATTTTATTGGTAGACATAATTTTTTTGCAAATTAATTTCAGTCTCAGCTTCATGATATCGGACTACCGGATTGCTCTTCCAAATGTCAGACTCATATAAAAACTTGTTTAATGATTTCCAGCGATCCATATCATGGTCAACATCTTTTCCTGCTATTAGCATTTTGAACTCAGCAGAAGTTTCAACTATTTCTGCAAATTCAATGTTAATAATATTTGGTCGAATAATTGGCATAAACGGTATTATATAATTCTTTGCTGTTTCTCTTTCTTTGTCGACACGTTGCATATCAGTAATACCAAGCCAAGGTTCTGATTTTTCAAAATAATGATAGTATGCCCGCATCCATCTGTAAATCTTACTACGGAATGTAGTTGTTGTAACTAGTATTACCTGATTAAATATAGACGTATCAATTTTTCCAGGCCAGCAATGTGTTCCGACCCATTGACCATCAGGTACATTAAATTTAGATATCTTTTTTTGAAATATGTGCGGGTCAAAGTCAGTGAATACTGTATCAACGTCTCCTATTTTCCCGATATCATGCATGTCGGAGTTAATGCCTCCATTGCTGTAGACATCTGAGGATATATTATTTAATATATCGCATAGTAGGCCACCGCAGGTATAGTGCGGGAAACAAATTAGATTCATGACTGCTTTATTTGTCCTAATAACTGTTTAAGTTTATTACTGTTTACGTCTGCTGAGACCTTAGGAGTATCTTCATCATTGGATTTTATAGTACTTTTAGCCTTGATCCCATCTAAGATACTGGGCTTAGGCGGGCCACCGTTGCCAAATGCATGTCCGCTTTCGTCAGGACCCGGATCAGTGATACGCATGGTTTCAATGTTGTAGTCTAAGTCTACTTTATTGCCTACACCCTGACTACTACGCGACTTCATACATTGCATTTGATACTTACCACGCTCTTTCATAGCACGACTTGTAAAGATACCAAACACAAAGTCAGCTGTGTTAATCTTACTAATACCACCTGCAATATGGCTATGATCAAACTCAATCTCTTCAACTGCACTACGATTAAGCTGCGAAGCTGTAACCATTAATACGCCAAGTTCGATAGACAAGTTACGCAATTCTTCTGCCGAGTATTTGTCTTTGATAAACTGATCGTTGGGATTAACCTTAATGGATACCGGCATAATCAAGTCCAAGTAATCAATCATAACAAAGTCAATCTTTGTTTCTGTTTGGATTTCATACTCTTTGATAAAGCTGCGGATGTCGTTTACATTACTCTGTGCTGGCAGGCTCTTGATACGATACGATCCCGCCTTCTTGCCGGCCATCTTAACTTTAAGTTCAGTGGAATCTAAGTCACGTCGAATGTCTTTGGTACTCATGTCAGTCAACATGGCTGCTGTACGTAGGGTACACAGTTCTTCTGACAGTTCTAGTGTGATATACACACCTGACAGGCCTTGCTGTAACCAGTTCAGTGCCATGTTCATCATGACCAGACTCTTACCTGACCCAGATCCTCCTGCAAAAATGTTCAGTTCGCCCCGACTAAATCCGCCGTACAAGATGTGATCCATCTGTGGCCAGCCTGTTGAGACCTGACCGCCTTTGTTAAAATACTTGTTGAGTGTTTCTTTTGGTGTTGCCCAGAAGTCTGTGCCTAAGTCTTTGGTCAGACTAATTTGCACAGCATCTTTGATTAGCTTTTCAACTGGCTCGTACTCGCCTTTCTCCAACAAGTCCGCTGACTTTAAAATTGCACGTTCTAATTCTTGTCTACGTGTAAAACTTTCAAACTCTTCCAAGAACCAATCAAAGTGTCCTTCGTTCAAGTCTGGTATTTCCTGTAAGGCTATTCCTGTAGTTGCTTTAATTTGTGTGCGGTCCGGCATGGTCTTATGATCATTGCAATGTGTCATAATGAAATCAGCTGCCGGTCTTAATGTGCGATCAAAGTTTTCTGGGTTGTATATATTCTGCACACGCACGTAGCTGGATGCGTCTTGCATCATCATTTCCAAGAAAAGCTTTTGTACATCAACTCCGTAATTGTTTAACAATTTGTCTTTTCCTCAATTCAATTTTAATTCGACTT